CATTCCCACCCCTTGGGAGACCTACCGCCCGCCACATAGGGGACACCGATGAACTTCTTGGCATACTGCACAACGGATGCCCCGGAGGCACCTCCTGGCATCGCTCCCTTGGGCGCTTTGCCCTTGATGAAGGGAACCGGGTCAACGTCTGAACCGTAGTTGGGGCCGTTGCGTACCTCGAAGTGCAAGTGGGGACCTGTGGAATTGCCTAGTGACCCGACCTTGCCGATCTTCTGTCCCGCACGAACGGTGTCGCCCTTGCTGACGGTGTTGGATGAGAGGTGGCCATAGACGAAGTAGTAGCCACCATCGCCCTTGATCTTGACCGCTTCGGACCCGGCCCAGCCTGTATCACTTCCCAGGGAGACCACCCGCCCGCTGGCTGCGGCGTATACCGGCGCTCCCTGGGGGGCACTGAAGTCGATGCCTCGGTGCTTGTTCGACCAGTTGCTGCCCGATGCCAGGTATGAGTCGCTGTGGGAGTACTGGTTACCCACCGGGGAGGAGCCTCCCGTGAAGATGGACTTGATGAAACTCACTGCGCCTACCGCCGCATCCCCCGCCCTCTGGAGGGGGCTCTGCTCGCTGAGGTACTGCGCTGCCGAGGCGGCATTTCTTCCCATTCCTCCCCAGAACTGGTTCGCATCGCGGTTCTTCAGGCCCCCCAGGATGTCTCCATAGATGTCGCGGCGTTGCCAGGCCTCAATACCGCCCTCGATGGCAAACCCGAGGAGCCCTCCTGCTTTGGCAAACTTGGACAGTTTGGCAAACTTGGCGAATGGGCCTCTGGGAGGTCCAGGAAGAGGGTTCGCAGCGCTCCCCGGAAGGGGAGGAGGCGCTACCCCACTCCCCGGAAGACCCCCCTTTCCACCGCCTAACAGGCCTTTCAGGATCCGACTGCCAGCGAGCATGGAAAGAAGTCCCATGAGACCTGACAGGGCACCCGTGAGAAGTGAGATACCTGCCGCCGCTGCCGGATCCCCGGTGATCGTCTCCAGGAAGCCCTTGCTCAGGGCGGTGGCCTTGAGCATGGCCGGGGGTAGTTTGGCGACCCAGTCATAGAAGCCCTTGAGGGCATGGTTGGCTGCCTTGGCACCATCGGAGATGTCCATGAAGGTCTTGTTCATGACCTCCAGTCGGGAGCGGTCCTTGGACCACTCCGACATCTTGGTGTTGTTCTCCTCGTTGTAGCCCATCGCTTCCAGGCCCTTGACGTTGGAGAGGTTGACCGGCTTTCCGGTGCGGGCGCGTTCTGTGAAGTATTGGAGAGCCATCTGTTGCTGCTCTTCGGTCATCCCCATGGCGCGGAAGTTTGCCCCCACCGACCCCCGCAGAAAGGACTCCTGGACGTTCTCCGGGGTGGCCTTTGAACCGGTGACCATCATCCGGTTGTACATCGTCTCCAAGATGGTGCCGGTGGACTTCATGTTCCCGGTTCCGATGTTGGAGACAGGTATGCCGAAGGTCAGTGCGCGTGCCGCGAACGGTCCAGAACTGAGTCCTGCCTGGGCTGCCGCAACCGCCGAGTTGGGCAACTGGGTCATCATCGACAGGCCCTGGTTCTGCTGGAGCAGGGTCTTCATCATTGACTGGTTCTGGATGCCCGCATTAGACAGAGATAGTGCTGCGAACATCGGCTCGTCACGACCGCCTACGGCGTAGGTGTCGATGGAACCCATGATGTTGTTCAGGAGTTGTGTCTGGGTGGAGCGCCCGTTGTAGATGTTCTGACGCGTCCCCATCTGGTGCAGGGAGGCGTTCATGGTCATGGCCTCTTCGGTGCTGGGCATCGCTGCGAAGGCCACCCCAGCAGCACCCAGAGCCCCCATCGCCAGACCCTGACCGGCCATCAGACCGTACATCCACTTGGGGGTCTTGAAGTTGCCCATCGCCATGCCACCGACGTTGGTACCGCTACCCGGCGTTCCCCCCATCGCGCCCCCGGAGCCGGGTAATGGAGTACTGAACCCAGATCCGGTGCTCGGCATTAGTGGACTGCCCGAAGACCCTACACCGGGCGTACCACCGAAGTGCAAAGACTTCGTCTGGTTGACCACCTGTGAAGCCTTGAGGGCGATCTTGTCCAGCCACCCGTAGATGGCCTTCAACTGGTTCGCGAACCCTCCAAGGTTGGAGGTCATGCCCTTTCCAGGCATGCCACTACCGGCATGGACTCCGGGGAGTGGGGAGGTAGGGCTCACGGGTTACTTCCTTTGTTGTCGGGCTAGGCCACGTTCGATCCAGTTCGCCCTCTCTCGCGCCGTCATCCCGACAATCTCGGTGTAGGTCCATCCCGGGAAGAGCCGTGAGCACAACTCGATCTGGTCGAGTAGTGCCTCGTAGTCGATGTCAGAGGCGAAACAGGGCATCCGCGCTGAGCGGCAGGGGAACCTCCTCACCGCAGTTCGGGCATTCCTTGGTCACATCGGTCCACTGGGGTCCTGGTGTTCGTTTGGTGAGTTCCTCAGCGATGGCATTGCGGTCTGCGATACCCATCGACAGGATCTGGGAGACATCCAGGACATCCCGGCCATTGATGGTGCGGATACAGCCATAGAGCATGAGGGTGTTCAGTTCGGCCACGGTCTTGTTGCCCACCGCTGAGGCCAGGTTCTTCTGGGTGATACCTGTGGGGAGCCGTACCTCAGCCACCCCGCCATTGCGCAGTGGGACGGTGAAGTTGCGGTCCCGGATCGGGTCTTCGAGGTATGTCACCGGGATGTCCTCTGAGAGATCCAGGGTGATCTCGGATTCCTCATTACAGAAGGGGCAGGCCATCACCGACTCCAATTCCGCCCCGAAGGTGATCTCGCGGATCTTCATCAGCAAGAGATCCCGGTCGGCAGCGAGCAAGGAGTCGATGGCATCCTGGTCGGGCACCTTCCCCCCGATGGTCTCGATACCCAGGTTGAGGATGGTGATCATCGCCTTGGCGACGTTGGGGGACTTGGAGATGGTCTCCTCGTCACGTCCGTTGAGTTCACGCACGGTGGCGGTGTCCACCAGTCCAGTCAGTTCCACCAGCCCACCCACGAGGTGGACCTGTCCATCCACAGGGTGGCGGGTGGGAGGTGCCTCCATCTGCACCTCTTCATCCTGGGCCTGAATCTGCTCGACAGCAGCCAGTGCCTGTTCCAGGGATTGTGTGGTCATATTGTGCTCCTCTTTATTCGATGTTGGAGTAGTAGGTATCGGTGGGACGGTTGTAGAAGGCGTTGGCGGTGTTCGTTTTGTCGCCATTTCGGTAGTCGCTGGACCAGTCCATGTGCAGCCCCTCATGGACAAGGGTCATCTGCTCCACGATCAGCGCCGAGTCGCCTGCGTTGAGGTCGGAGTAGGCGATAGCACTGATCCAGGCTTTGGAGAGCATGAACGAGATGGAGGCATGATCGTCCACCACTTCAGTCCCGTAGTCGAGGTCGTCGTAGAACCCCGGACGGGGCTGACTGGCCCCTCCCCCGCCGACCGCGCGCGAGCCTGGGTTGGGGTGAGAGAGGACATCGATCCGCACCGCGCACCGGAAGTTGCCACCGGGTGCGCCGTAACCGGCGTTACCAATGGTGCCGGTGATCCTGCGTAGCCATTGCCAGTTCTCCTCGCCCCCCAGGAAGATCCCCCTTTGGAAGATGACCGGGTTGTAGGAGGCAAGCCCGGGCAATTGGTGGGTGATCGTATTCAGGCCACCCTCCTGGACCGGGACCGGGGTCATCGTGACCGCCAAGCCTGAGACAGAGGTGAACCCGAGATGGACCGGGAAGGCGTTGTCTGCCCACCCCGACCGCCCGGTACTGTACGGCTGGATCCTCACCCGGAACCGGAAGTTGCGGATCGGGTCGAGGTCTTCAAGGCGACCTGAGATCTCTGGACGGTGCTTGCTGTTCTTGCCCCCTGGTCTATCCGGCCCGGGCCCGGGCCGAGCCATACTCTCGGCCCTGCCGCGTACCCCTCCAGGCTTCAAGTCCTTCAGAGACTGCTGCTTCTTATTCTGCTGCTTCTTATCCTGCTGCTGCTTCTTACTCATTGGTCACCTCCCTTCCTCAACCCGATCCACCACACGACTCAGAACTTGAGATCGTCGTTGACTGGCGATTTGCTGAAGTCCTTGGCCATGATCAGACCCATGCCCTCATGGACCAGGGTCATCTGCTCCACGACCACGGCATTGTCCCCAGCGGACAGGTCGCTGTAGGCCAGAGAAGAGATCCAGGCATTGGCCAGGCCGAACTTCATGGCGACATGGTCATCCTGAACCGCGAGACCTTCTGCGAGACTGCCGAAACCGCTGCCCGCAGCACCTCCACCGTCTGTGGCACGAGAGCCCGGGTTGGGGTGAGAGAGGACATCGATGACGACCCGGACCCGGAAGTTTGTCCCCGGCCCGCCCATGCCACTACTTCCGTCCACGGAGTACAGGTGCTTCATCCACTGCCAGTTCTGGTCCGAGCCCAACATCACTCCGCGCTGCATCGTCACCGGGGAGAAGGATGTCTGACCCGGCACCTGATGTACGGAGGTATTGTAGTTGCCCTGGCGGTACGGAATTGACTCCGTGGACATGGCAAGTCCCGAGACGGAGGTGAACCCCATCGTCTTCTTGAAGAAGTCCCCACCACCGAAGTCTCCGGGCACGGTGGGCTCGAAAGTCACCAGGAACCGGAAGTTGCGGATCGGGTCTGTCTCCAGGGTTCCCCGGAGGTTGATATTTGTTGGCATGAGCGGTCCTTTCAGGCTCCGGTGATCTGGGTCAGGCTGACCACGACGAACTCGGCGGGGCGCTGCAATGCCACACCGATGTCGGCATGGACCTCCCCGTTCTGGATAGTGGCCGCAGTGTTGTTACTGGCATCGCAGGTGATCCAGAAGGCGTCCTGGGGTGCGTTGCCCTTCAATCCCCCGGTCTGCCAGAACTGGGTGAGGAATCCCCGCAGGGTGTTCGTCATCTGGGACCAGAGATCCGGGTCGTTGTTCTCGAATGCAGCGAACTGGAGCAGGTACTTCATCTCCGTGCGCAGGTAGATCAGGGCACGCCGGACGTTGACGTACTTGTCGGCACCACCCGGGAGGATGGTCTTGGCACCCATCACACAGATACCCGCGCCAGGCACAGATCGGATAGCGTTCACCGGTACCGCTGCCGAGTTCAGGGTGTCGAGGTCGGAGGCAGTGAAAGCCCTTTCCGGGGCGACCACACCGCGCAAGGTGGCACGGACTCCCGCAGGGGCCTTCTCAGGACCGTCCACCGCATCGGTGCGGGCATACAGACCCAGGATGCCACCACCGGGGGCGATGGTACGGGTCTGCCCGGGGACCACCGACAGGGGATCCGGGATGGTTGCCCAGGGGGCGTAGATCGCGGCATGACTGGACCCTGAGGCCGTATCCGGCAGGGCCTTGACCGCAGTCACCAGACCGGCACCGTAGGTCCCGGTGACTGTGGTCGCATCCTGATTGGCGGCTGGGTCCACGACCACGAACATGTCCCCACGCTTGTGGGCGTAGTTGATGATCTTGGCCAACAGGGCTGTATCGGTCAGTGCCGGGGCATTGACATCGATGGAGAAGGGAACCGTGTCATACCGTGCCAGGGCGGTGTCGTACTCGGTAGCCGTCAGACCGGCACCAGCGGTACCTGCCACGGTGGTACCCGTACCGCTTCCGAGACGACTGTTCGCACCGACCGCCAGAACCGCAGGACGGTTGGTTGGTGCGGCGGTGGCCGAGTTGAGGTTGGTAAGCACAACATACCGACTGGGCTGGGACACGAACGGGACCACATACTTCGGGTCCATGGGATCCATGGAGCAACCGACGTACTGTTCGACCACCTTGTCCGGGGTACTGCCCCCGTAGTAGACGATCAGGTCGAACCGAGCCGCGTCGGCAGTGTTGTCCGAGATGGCGACGTAGATGTCGTTGCCCCAGGTGCCTGGGTTGGCGGCATCCACCCGCAGAGTGGCGAGGGGAGTTCCCGCTTTGTCCATCAGGGTCCGACTGGCAGCAACTGCGCTGGCACTGACCAGACGGTTGACCAGGAGGTTCTGGCCACCATTGAGGAAGAAGTGATAAGCGGCGAAGGTGGTCGGGTAGGTGGGGCTGAGGTTCCCGAAGTTGCGGACGAACTCAGACCAGGAGTTGACCAGGGTTGTCGAAGTGACCGGACCCTTCTCCAGGGTTCCCAAGAGGGAGGAAAGGGTGGCAGTATCTTCCACCGGGACGGTATCCGGGAGGACGGCCTCCGAGATGTACACGCCAGGGCGCTTGTAAACGGCCATGCTGTGCTCTTTCTGTGTGGGGGTTAGTACGTGGTATCCGCGTAGTGCGCCGGGTCGTCATCGAACAGGTATTCACCAGATGCTGATGCTGTCTCGACACCTTGTGGGGTGTCGGGGTCTTGGGGGGCGGGGCGGGGAGTGTTTGCTCCCAGGCCCATGGCCAGTCGGGTCGGGGGGGCCATGAGCAGGGCATAGCGGTCGGGTTCCATCTCGGAGGAGATCCTGACCGTGAAGTCGACGGTGAACAGCCGCTTGTTGTCCTCGGAGCGGTCTCTCTTGTCCAGGCGCAGGAAGTCCAGCCTGCGGGCGGTGGCAACATCCTCGTCGTCGTGGGTGACCGCAATGAGGCCTCCCTGCATCGGAAGCCGCCTAAGCATCTGGGCCATCAGAGAGCGATCATGGTGTGGGTGCCGGGAGTAGGCAGTGACTTGGTAGTCGATGTTCACCGGGATCGGTCGGTCGTACAACAGGGTCTGACCAGGACCCACCGGGACAGGCGGGGTGAGGTACTCCAAGGACACCGGGTTGGCACTATGGAAGCGCTCATAGGCGGGATTGATTCCGAGGAGGTTGACGATGACATAGGGGTAGTTCTGGGCTCGCAGTTCCTTGTCAGGCTGGCCGAACCAGACACCCACGGAACGGTGTGCCGAGTTCCCATCACGCACGAACATCCCCTGCATGCGCTGCTTGAGGGCGATGTCCTCGCTCAGCAGGAAGGGCATTAGAGGACCACCCCCTGGCGTGCGAGTTCCTGGGAGAGATTGGTCTCGAAGACCTCGGCCACCGGGTTGTCGGCGAGGAACTGGCGAACCACCGGAATGGGGGGGCGTGACTGGGTTCCGAACTCCCAGTCCATCGCCTGGGGGGACAGGGGGATGGGGTCTTCATCGAAGACGTTGACCCGCAGGGTGCGGGCGACCTGGAAGGGCCACCCCGACTCAACCGCACGACGACGAACCTGTTGGGTGAGGCGGGGGTTCATCTTCCGCGAGACGGTTTCGGTAGCCGACCGGACCTTCTTCGGGTTGAAGGGGAAGGACGATGACATAGCGCAAAGTCCCCTTCCGGGCGGCATCCTCGCCTTTACGGCGGATGGGTGCTAGCAGGTGCATCCATCTCCCTCAAAGGTAGGAAGAGAGCGTGGGTTATGTCTGCGTAAAAGTCCCTATGACTCGGTCACGTCACCAGTAATACCGAGGTGGCGTTGAACGGCTACCAAGATCCAGGCATCGGGAATGACTCCAGGGTCACCGCCGGGGTCGAGGACACCCCCGGCGAGGGCCGACTCCCAGGCCTCTCCCCACCCGGGTTCGGAGGCACATTGCCATTGAATACTGTCGGCGCGCATGAGAGCCCCCGTTTCCAAGGATGCTCCTGCCCCTCCCTCCTGCGCGATACAGGCGGCGAGCCGCAGCCGCAGTTGTGCATTGGTAGCGGCTTTGGCGATACTCGCGTAACTCATTGGTCAGGTTCTCCTTCTAGTGGATCGGTTTCCACGCCGATAAGGTGCTGCTGTAGCCCTTCACAGGGAGCCAGGCCGAGTTGGTCGCGCTCCACGCGAAGGTGCTCCCCACGTCGGGGAGTGTCCCGCCTGGCAGGACGCACGCCGCCAGCCGTGACCTCGCCACGACCTCCTGGGCGGAGACCAGTTCCGAGGCGCACAGGTGCGACACCGAACCTTCGGGCTGGGTGAAGTACGCTTCGACCCCGGCAATCAGTTTGTTCGGTTCGAGGTCGCTGACCGGACCCCCGAGCGTGGTGGTCTCCACCAGCATCCCATCGACGTACAGGTAGGTCTTGGACCCCTCGTAGCGCACCGCCAGATGGTGGGGGGTGCCGTCGTTGAGGACGGGCCGGGAGTGGATGTCCTTGGAGACGACCCAAGTGCCGCCCACGTCGGAGACATACACGCTGGCCCGCCCGGTGGTGTCGCTGATGCTGTCCCATCAGAGACGTCGACCCCTTCTTCAAGAGCGCGGGGGTACAGTGCCAGTTCCACATCAATGAGCACCTGCGCACGGAAAATGTCGCACTGTCGATCATCGCTTTCCGTGGAGTTGTGCACATCAACAATCCAGCCAATGCTGAACACACATGCCACCAGTATCACGTACGACATGATCAAAGCTATTCGGTCCGTCTGCTTCAGCATTCACTTCCTCCTGTAGTTGCAATGATCACTATGCTGCCACTCCTGGCAGGCTACCCGGCTCAGCCTCATTCGTAGGCCACGAGATCGTTCCGCTCATCGCGGCAGCGTTGTTGTTGCGGTACATCACTTTCCCGTCTGCACTCGCCACCCCGATCACCGTGTTCTGTGACGCGGTCGTCGCGCCGGGAGGGTAGATGCTGGCCGTCTGGTCGACGTTCGGTCGGAACCCGGCAGGCAGCGAGGCGAGCAGTTCATGCGTGGTCGACAGACCCGTGTTCG